CAGCAATCACCGCATCCCAGTCAACTCGCTTGATTTGTTTTAACTGTTCGAGATTGTTGAACCTTTCACCCGATAAGGACATCTGAAGATCTTTAATCTCTCGGGCTGTTTTCAATCCAATACCCTTAATATGATCAGCGATCATTTGGGCGGTAGCTGAATTGATGTTTAAACGGTTGTCCGGGGGGAAAGTACGTGGCTCTTCCTGAGCAGCTTTATCTTTTACTTGAAGCGTCTTTACCGTTTTGGTAGCAGCTTCATCAGGTGTAAGTTCAGTTCTGTAAGCGGTATAAAGGCGACCGTCCTGATCTTCGACCATGTACCAGTCGCCGTTATCCCATTCGCTTACAATCTTGACTCTTGCACCTGTTTTTTTGTGCTGATAAAGCATTGCCGCAGTGGTTGACATAAGACCAGTTACTTACTGGTCTTAGTTTAACCTAATCAGCTAACAGTGCGGCCCAGGAGGTAGCCATCGATATCTTCGTAGCCAGGTGCTTCATCAGGTTGGATGTAGCAGCACTCAACAACGAGGTAACCAACGCGACCACCGTTTGCATCACCGCTGGAGATGTAGAAGCCACCAGAAGTAGCAGTGCTATTCGCGGTTTCTTTTGCAAACACCTTCAGGGTGGTGGCAGCGGTAGCAGCATAGTTCACGTTACCGGCGGTCACACCGGCTGCGCCGGATGCAATCAGGAACGGATTGGTGCTGTAAGCAGCGGAACCAGCAGCGAAGTAGATCTCGCCAGCCTGGGTACCAGACACGGTGGAAGTTAGGTTGGCCTGGATCACACCTTCGCCAATACCGGAGGCAGCGGTGGGGCTACCACCATTACTGCGACCGAAGGAGATCACGTTACCAGTGGCTGCATAAACACCAGAGGAAACACGACCATCACCCCAACCAGAAGCAACGGAGATGGTGGAGCGGTACACATAAGCAGGCAGGGTGCTGCTACCAGAAATCACCATGCCGGTGATGTCGGGGCGAGTATCGTCCTGGCGGTAAGGCGAAGGAACGATCACATCGGCTGCAGCCACAGGACCGCTACCGGAAGTTGCGGTAACAGGCACGTAACCGCGCTGCTGGAAGTAACGGTAGCCAGGGAGAGCCAGCACGGAAGTGGGGCCGCCCTTAGAGCCTTCATTGGTACCATCGCCATTGTTGTCGATGTTTTTGTACCAGCCGTTCAGAGGTTCTGCCCAGTTACCTGGGAAGATTTTTTTAGCGGACAAATAGGTCATTTATCTTTTCCTATGTTGTGTTTTATACGTTAGTTATCAAACAGTGCCGTCATCTTGCACAAAGCTGTAAGCAGTGGTCACGAAGTCCTTGTTGAGGATCTCGAAACCAGCGTACAGTTGCCAAATCAGGATGATGAAACGGCTGAAGTCATCGTTGTTGTTGATGAGCACTTGAGCGTTCGGGCCGCCGATACCAACACCAACAGACTGAGGACCGAAGAAGAAGCCTTGAGCAGCTTCCCTGGAGGCATAGGAGGAACCACCATCGAAGGAGGCACTCACACTCTTGGTCGGGAAGTTAGTCGACTCGAAGAACTTCACGCCTTCAAACTGAACGCCAGTAGGCATTACAGGTTCACCAGCCAGGAAGTAGCCTTGGCCAGCCTGGGGACCCATGTAGAAGCTGGCGTTGTTAGGCATCATGGGGTTACCCATGTACATGCCTTGGCCAGGGTTACCGGAGTAACGCGCAATCTCACGGAAGTCAGGATCACGACGCAGGTGCATCATGAAGGTAGGATCGCAGATGCAACGATACAGACCATCAGCGAAGGTCGGAACGTTACGCTTGCGCAGATCCTTAACAACAGTCAGCAGGTCAGTACGCACCTGGAACTGCTGAACTTCATTACCGTATTCGGTGGAGGTGTAGCTGACACGACCAGAGGAATCTTTGATCTTGTTACCAGCGAAGTAGTAACCACCTTGGGTAGTAGAAGCAGCGCCATTGGCTTCTGCTTTCGACAGTTCGTCAATAAAGACGCGGTCACGCCAACGGCGATAGTCGTCAAGCAGCGTCAGGCTACCGATCGACTGGTGGAACATATTCAGGTTGCCCGAATCCAGAAGCAGGCGCTGGGCCGTGATCAGGGTTTCGCGAGCAATCTTGAAGGTCGAAGGCTGAGTCGGATCACCCGGGTCGGCAGGACCAGTGTATTCCTTAAGCACCACCAGGACTTTCTCCTTGGTGATGTTACGGCTGTTAGCGGTACCGATGGTTTGGTCGGCAATACGCTCACGGCTGTCCTTAGTACCAGGGGTACCCCAGAACTTATAGCGATCAAGCTGAACAGTTTGACCAGGCTGACGAGTGAAGTCGTGAACAACTACAGGCTCGACTGCCATTTCTGCGATATACGCAGGGTGGGGACGGTAAAGTTCCGCACCCAAAATCTTTGGAAAGTCGTTATCAATGAACACTTTGTTTTATCCTCCAGTGTCGCAGGAAGTGTTTTATCGGGTGAAAGATTCAGACATGAATATGTCTTATCTAACACAAATTTTAGCAGTCCGTAATTTAATATTACATGTACTGCGTAGATGCATACGGAGTTACACCGTATTTGGCACTTGCAGTGTTGCTAGAACCAGGGGATTCTGGATCAATAGCCATTCCTTGCTGGAATCCTGGTACACCCATGGAACCAGGAATAGCGCCAAGTGCTACACCGCCGAGGCCAGCAGTAAGTGCTGCGGCGGGAACAAGACCGGCGGCTGCAACTTTTCCAGCACCCCTTGTAAACGCGGCTTCAGAAGGAATGGGTAAGCCGATGGATTTATCAGCTAAACCGAGAAGAATAGATTCTTTCCGAGAACCTGCAGGCATTTTAATGGCTGACTTAATCAGCTCTTCTTCAGCAGCGACCTTACCTTGTTTAGCAGCTTTTAAAAGGCTAGGAGAATACTTGCCAGCAAGCTGACGAGCACCCAATAAACCCGCACCTGCGCCAAGACCACCGGCAGCCGCAGCAAGAGCAGCAGATCCGGGATCTTCACCTTGAGAAAGGGCGTACCCACCAACGCCTAAAGCAGCGGCAGCAGGTACACCGTATTTAAGAGCGCCACGCATGGCCTCACTCCATTACAAACAGTTTGTTTGCAACAACTTGAGGCTGAGCTTGGTTCAGAAGACGCCAGGCATTCTCCGGATTCACATCCATTTGTTGCTTGAAGCTGCCCCAGAAGTTTTCAGGTTGCTGAGGAGCAGAAGCTGCAGGAGGTGCAGGGAATTGACCCAGGGTCTGGTAAGCAGATGTGGTGGGATAACCACGGGTTTCCAGTTGAGACTCATCCTCATACACAGGGTACGGACCTTCAGGCCCAAAGAACTTCAGCGTGTAATCGCTGAGCACATCAGGATTGGTCAGGATTTCGTTGTAAGCCAGGTTCTCTTGGTGCTCGGCAACAGAGAAATTAGCGAAACGATGAAGAGTCTCTTGTGCTTTACCACCCCAGGCAACAGCACTGTCAAGCATGGCTTCCAGTTGAAGACCATAGTTATTGAGAACAGCAGGTGCGTCCCAACCGTAAGCATTAATTACGTTTCTGCTTTCCGGACTTAGGTGCAGGTAATCCGCGATCGCGTTTTGCACCTCGCTCGTCGGGTTGAGGCCGTCGAGTGTTGAGTAAATTGTCGAGGAAATTTGGGAAGAGCTGGGCGAGTAAGCCTGGTTGGGTGACCAGGTCTGCGGAGCCGATTGTTGCGTAGCTGGGTTGCTGTACTGCTGACCGTAGTTGGCCGGTGCGTACTGGGTCGGAATCTGTGATGGTTGACCCTGGAACGGGGATTGAACTGGACTGCTCAGCAGATTCACCACCTTGTTGAACGCCGATTCCCACGGATTGCTGTTCGCTTCCGATTGGTATTGGGGGGCGTACTGAGTAGGGGCTGATTGGTAATTGGGGGCCGCCTGAGGCACCGCTTGGGGGTAACTGGTACCCACCTGATACGCCACTGGAGCTTGGGGTACTGGAGCCTGGGCTGGTACCACGTAGCTGCTTGGAGCCACCGCCACTGGTGCTTGGCTCGTCTGTGGGATCGATTGGACGGTAGCGTCCTGCATAACTCATCTCCTTTTGTAGAGCTTCTAATGTTCGATACAGATATGGAGTTAAATCCAATCTTGGATCCGCAGCCATCGGAAGATCCGGTGCTTGCGGGTGTGGA